ACAGTTTGTGAAATGTTAACTAAGAAAGTTGAACCTGTACCACCACCACCAGATACACGAGATACAATAGTTGTACCAGCAGCAACACCAGTTCCAGTAAGTACTTGACCTACAGAGAAGATTGTGTTAGTTGCAGTACCTACAGTAAACAAGTTACCTGCAATAGTAGAACCAGTTGCAGAAGTAGCAGTAGTTGGAGTAAACACAACTCTATCACCAGCAGCAATACCTGTTCTATCAGATACTGTCAATGCATTTGCAGCAGTAGCTGTAGCTGTAGCACCAAGACCTGTAGACAATAATACTCTGTTCCATACTCTACCTTGTACAAAATCTTTAACAGTTGGGTATAAAGCCAATCTGTCTGCCCATCCTAACAATACAATGTTTGGATCTACGTTGTTGTTAGATGAATCACAGCATCCTGTGTCAGCATCTAATGTAAAGTAAGCATTGTGAGTTAAGAAACGCAATGCAGGAGAACCTTTAAGATCAAGTCTTAATCTGTAAGTAGTGTTACAAGTAACAGCACATCCAGCAGTAGCAGCTATTTGTACAATATCTTGTACTGGATTAGATGGTTCAGTTACATAGTATGCACTAATGTACTTAGGGTTGATCCCTTTTGATTTTACTGATTCTTTGTAACCTCCATGATAAGGTCCCAATTTATCAACAGTGTGATAACTTCCTTGTGCAATATACACTAAAGGATTTACTTGATAAGCAGTTGGTGTTAGCATTAAATACACCTACTTGTCCAGCAGTTAAAGCAGAACTAGCAATACCAGTTGTTGTCTGGAAGCTTCCTGCTACGAGCATTTTTTGAAATGCATGTGGAAAATAAGCCATTTTATAAAATATTTAAGGTTAATAATACATTTATTATTTAAGGAATAGTAATTTATATTTAACACTATTCATTGTACTTTTGATCATATCAAGGTCATTTACAATTTCACTGTATGGCATAACTGCCTGCAATGAACAAACTTGTTGACACAATTCTCTTATATAAGATAATGATTCTTCTACAGAATTCAAAACTCTTGGAGCAGAATCTTCATAATTTAATAATTTTTCTGCAGCACCTTGGAATCCTTCTGCTAAAGTATCAGCATGTCCTGGTAATGCATCATATAATTCATTCAAAGCTTTGTGTCCTGCATATGATCCAAGACCTGTAATCTTTAAGTGCATTTTATGAAAACTTGTTGCTGCATTCATTAACTCAGTAACACAAGCAGCAGTTTGTGATTCAAGTGAAGATCCAGCTGAACTTGCTGGTCTTTTTAATTTATATGATCCTGATGTAAAGTCCATAGTGTTTAAGTATTAGTTGTTGAGTTTTGTTTGTTTCTTTGATATTGCATTATTGACTCAATATCACCAGCCAGTATTGCAGCAGCTTCATCTACTAACATTTCTGCAATGTCATCTTTAAATTCACAAGTAACATCTGCAATTGCTGGAACTCCTGTTGAAGGATTTACACAGTTTAGAAATGCTACTTCTCTTGGTTTTCTATAATAGTATAACACAGCATTTGCTAATTCAAACTCATCATTTGTGTATACTTTTATTTTATTACTAGACAATGTGCAAAAGGTTTCACCCCATTCAGCACTTGGTTGTCTAAAATTATCTGTAAGAAGATTATCTACATCTGCAACTTGTGCAAGATATACAGTCATTCTTCTAGGTTCAATACAACAATCTGATATAGAGTTTACTGCAAACCTTTTAAAATATAAATAATTAACTGGTAAATTACCAGTTTCATAATAAAGATCACGTTTGGTTAATACTACAGGATTTGCTAAAGTATCTGTAAGTAGTATTTGAATGTCATCTATATTCATCTTAGAAGATTCATCACCTTCTTTAAACTGGTTTGCACCATGAACTTGTCTGCGCACCCACTCTAATTGTGCTTTATTAAATGCCTCACTAACTTGCCAGCACTCTATGTTATCATAGTCTAAACTAGCAAGTTTGTTTAAGCGTTCTTTTATCTTTATTTGTAATAAAGCATTTGTCATGTTTATTTCTTTTTAGACTTTATTTTTTTCTCTTGTTTAAGCATCTCAGCTGTAGGTTTCTTTCCAGAACCTTTGTTAGCTCTAATATTATCCCAAAGACCTCTTTGAGAAGTAGAACCATCTGCGCGTTTAATCATTTGCTTTGCCATGACTTATGCTTATTAACAACCTCTACCACTTTTTTTAATACTACCACCCATCTTTTTTACATTTGGTGTAGCAATACTTTTTGAAACAGGTATAATAGGTTGTGGTTTATTTACTTGTTTTTTAGCAAATTTTGAATCTGCATCTAATTGTTTTTTATTGAATGACATGGTATATATGTTTTAAATTATGAATTCCAATACTTTTCTGTATTTGTAATAACATCTAAAAGAATTTCTTCATTCAAAGGATTCTTAAGATACATTAAAATGTCAGAAGGATTTTTACCTAACATAGAACCTGACTTCATATGATAGATGTTACCATCACCTCTTGTTGCAATTAACTTATAGAAATTAGCATCTTTAATAACAGCTCTTAATTTTAGAGTTTCCATATCTAATGCACATATATCCAAGAATTTTTGTGCAGTTTGACGCTTATTAACTTCTACAGTTTCACCACTTATATACTTATCCATGTTATCATACAACACATCAAGTGGTGTAGATTTTTTGTATTGTGTTGAATTTGGATCAACTACTTTACATACATAGAATAACTTATTTGTATTCTTATCAAACATTTTTTGTAACTCAGAAAATGCTTTGTTTTTAAGTTTCTTAAGTTCTGTTTTGATAGATGCAGTTTCTTCAAACTTATCTAAATAAAACTTATATCTAGGAGCCTCAGCTCTAGCATGTTGTAATGATTTTGCAATGATACTGAATCCTCCATGCTCAATAGCTCTTAACTTAATAAGATCATAAGGATCATTTGCAGCATCTAAATACACTGGATCATTACTACATCTTAATGCAATCTTACTCCAAAACTCATCATTGTTTGGTCTAAGTAATTTTACTTTATTCCAAAAATCAGGATCTTTAGGATCAATAACATTTGCTGCTAATTCTTTTTCTAATTGAGCAACAGTGTTTCTAATGTCTTTGATAAACGCTTCTCTTTCTTCTTCAGGTAAGTTTTTTACCTCTGGAGCAAACTCATTAAGTCCTGTAACATATCTTTTGATACCATTATTTTCAAGACATATGATTTGTTCTTCATGAAAAATACCTTCAAATAATACCATGTTGTATTTTTCTAAACCCATGTTTTCATTTATGTTGTCAACAAAAGGTCTAATTGTAACACTGCTGCCTCTTTTTAAAGACTGATGCTTGTCTATCATTGTGATTTCCATCTGTAATAATTTAAGTTGTTGTTTTTTTCTTTTCTCTGTTTTTTGTAACTACTAGTTTAAAGCTCCTAAACCACGTCAAGGTTGTTACATCTTAGGAGTAGCACCTGTATTTCTACAGGTACAGAAGTAGACCATGTCAACTTCGGGGAGAGAGGGTATCTCTTTAACTTGCCATACTATGTACAAGTTACAAATTTATGCTTTTTTGTACTTTGTTGGTGACACAGTAGCTTTAGCACTTTTCTTTACAGATTGAGGATTTGTAGCTTTCTTTACTACAATGTTGTTCCCCATTACTGCTTTATTTTTACCTGTTGCCATTTCTTTATTGTTTATAATTAATCAAATAAGTTTGTAAAGAATCCTTTTTCTGTAAGATCTTCAGGATTTCTTTTTGCTCTTTCTTCTGCTTTTGCAATTTCTGCACTAGTAAATAGAATGCATCTTTCGTTTCCTCCATCTGCATCTTCTACTTGAACAGCAATATAACTTTCAGAAGAACCAAATTTTCTATCTATATTCTCTACAGATATCAATCTTCCTTTAACAACTTTTGCACTCATAACTTTTGGTTTTAAAAAAAGACCTGGGTGCTGTTCTTATGGTAAGCACCCAAGTACATTTTTATTTATTAGAATGATCCACCAGTTACAGGGTTTCTCATAACAATTTTTAATACTTTGGTTGGATCTTTAACCCAGATACTTGGCATAGTTTGAGTCATAAATACTCTATAACCATTGAAGTTTCCAGAAGATGCAAATCCTTGAGATCTACCCATATAGTCCATAGTACCATTTTGGTAGAACCATTTCAATTGATTATCCCAGCTTAATTTCAACAAGAAGATGTTGTCATTAGTGTTGTCAGTGATATCAAATACAATGAAGTTGTAAGATGATAATGGGTATCCATCAATGATTGGATTCTCAATATCATTAGTGTGAACATTGTCAAATGCTGGGTTCAATACAAACTTAACATTTGCCAAGAATGGAATTGTATAGCTTGTGAAAGCAAATCCAAAGTTCAAGTCCATTGCATTTTTACCAGAGATAGCACCAACACCAGACTGATCCATGTTAGCAATTAATCCAGTAGTACCTCCAATAGTTCCTGAGAATGCTTCTTTTTTGATAGCCTCATTAACCATTCTCATACCAGCCATACCAGTTTGAACAATAATTTGTCTATTTGGATCTGGTCCTTTAAATTCAACTTTACCATTGTAGAAGTTAAAGATTTCTGATCTGAACAACTCTAAGTTGAAAGAACCTTTGTTGTAGATTCTTTTGTAAGAGTTATCTAATTGAGACCAAAGTCCTACTGATAATCTGATATCATCTGGACCATCTTGTTTAATTCTACCACCTTGTCCCCACATTAAGTAAGTTTCAATGTCATTAGCTACTTTAGATAAGTGAGCTGCTTCAAGATTAGTAACAAAAGATCTTGTTAAATTTCCATTGTCATAAGATTTTTTGATCCAATCTTTACCCATTGATTTTACCATGTCATCAATCTTAGTGATAGATGGATCAAGGTTTTTATCAAATGATCTCCAGATTTCAGTTACAGGAACTGTACCATCTGCATTAAGACCACCTTTCATCATCATGTCAGCACGAGATGAAATAGAATAGTGTACGTGAGCTTCAGCACCTCCTACAAAGTTGTAGTACTCTCTGAAACCATTTTGTAATTCTCCTATGTCAGAGAATCTTTCTCCATACTCACCACGAGCAGAACCTTTTCTGAAGAATTTAGTACCTGGTTTAAGATACTTTTTGTCTAAGGTAGCTGTGTTGTTGTTGTTTACTAATTGTACTGTATAGATGAAACCATCTCCTGAAGGAAGGATGTCTTCACTAGGTACAATGTAAAGTTCTAGACCTTTATATTTGTCATAAGTGATGATATCACCTGATCCAAATATACGTCTGTTAATTTTGATTTTGAAGAGTGTACCATCAGCTCCTAAAGCTGTTTGTGTAGGTTCAACATCTTCTACAATGTAAGGAAGATCTTGTACAATTGGTGTTTGCCATTTGTACTCTCCACGAGCATTGTCTACCATAATGGTGTTTTTACCACCAAAAGATGCCATCTGATAAAGAGGCATTTCTACCTTTTGCGTCATTGCCCATAAGTCAACAGGTCCTAAATCCATAGGCTCTGAAGTCTTAAGCATATTTTGCAAATGGTAAGAATCTACATGCGAGCTTACCTTATAGGTAGTGTCACGCAAAAAGAGACCATTGTTTAAAACTGGAGTACTCATTTGTAATAATTAATTAAGGTTAATGTTATCTTTTAAATATATTTGTTTGTCTTGTAATCTTTCTTGCAGCTGGTCTTTGATCATCATCATCATCTCTTGTATAAGAAGAAATCTTTCTTGCTTCTTCTGTTTTAAGTTTTCTAACTGTATCTGCAACCACCTCATTCTTTGCTTGCTTTCTTACATTCTCTTTATAATCTTCTGGATCAGAAAGTAACCATAAAGTTTCAGCAATTAAATCATATCTTGGTTTTTCACCAAACTGATATTCTTCCAACAATTTACCTAACATGTTTGTAGGTCTTCCTGAAATGCTTTCATACTTTACAGTAGTCAATTCATCCCATAGCATTTTTTGTCTTTTACCATCAATCTTTACACCATTCAATTCACCTGGTTTTAAAGTCTCATATATGTTGTGCATATATGCTTCTTTTTTAGCTTGCTGTTGTCTTTTAAAATGTTCTTGTTGAGCTAACTTAGCTTGTAACATTTCTTCTTGCAAATCATCCAACTTAGGTTTAAACTGATTTGCTTTTTTAGATAAGTTACCAGCTTCAAACCATTCTTGAATCTGATCTTCAATTAATTCTTGATCACCATTTCCAAATCCTGTAGCTTGTAAATATTGTCTAACAATCATCTCTTGATGCTCTGGTTGTCTTACATCTAATTCACGAACTTCTTCAACATATGCTAGTGCTTTAAATAAACCTTTTAAATCTTGTCCACCTTTAGCAACATACTCTGCAGCATATTGTAATTCTTCAGGTAAACTTTCAAAGAACTCTTTTGGAGTTTTTGCAGCAACATCTTGTTTGATACTATCAACATTTGCTGTCCACAATTCCTCAACATCTTTTTCTGATAGACTTCCTAAGTAATCATCTAATGATTGTTTAGTTTCATCATAATCATCAAAAGCAAACATTTCATTATTTTCAATTCTTTTCTTTAAGAATGAAACTAATCCACTTTTGTCTGTTTTAGTTCTGCCACCTTTTTTCTTAGGTTCATCTTCATCATCAAATTCATCACCTGTTTTAAGTGTTGTATCTAATTCATCAAGAGCAGAATCTACAATTTCTTTATCATCTTGCTGATCATTATCATTCTTATCTAAGAAATCAAGATTAACAGCTTTGTTTTTTGCAGTAAATAAGTTTGGTTTTTCATCTTCATCATCTGAAGTTACCACACTATCTGCACCAGGCATTGGTAAAAAATCATCAATGTTTTCAATAATTACGTCTTCTACCTGAGATTTGTTGTTTTCTGTATTCATCTGTTTAATAATTATTAGTTCTTATTCTTCTTCATATATAATCTACCAATTAAATCTGAAAGATTTAACAGTAAGCTATTTTTATTTTTACATTTTTAACACTATAACGCTATGACTTCTTTTTGTCATATTTGTTTTTATTTATTGATGCAACTTGTACTTGTTTATCAGCTATACTTTGACGCACTTGTAACTCTTTGTTTTTTAATGCATTCTTTTCTTGATCATTTATTTGTTGATTAACTTCACGTGTTCTAGCCAGTGATTGGTCAACTTGTTTTGCATTTTTCTTATCAAGATATTCTAATGTATCTATATAATCTGATTGTTCATTTGCATTAAGATCTTGTGTTGCAGTATTAACAGATGCTCTAACTTCAGCAACACGCTCATTAGATTCTCTATTAAGTTGATTTTGTTCTGCTATAAATCTTTGTTGAGATTCTTGTCTTTCAGCAGCAGCTTGTTCTTGCATTTGAATTTGTTCTTGTTGTGCTTGTTGATCTTGTTGACGTTGAGCATTAACTTTCTCTTCAATGTTTTTAAGAGTATGATCAATTTCAGCAAGTGAATCAGCTTTGATAAGATTACCTAAATCATATATAGATGCACCAGCAGTATTGTTAGATAATGCTAATGATCTAATTTGTTCTGTGATTTGTTTTTGATTTACTTTTGTAGATGTAAATATGTTCAACTCTCTTGCTAATAAATCTGTACCATTAATTTGGAAGTTTATTTTTTCATCAAGAGATGTTACATATTGTAATCTTATACTAGGTTTTGTACTATGATAGTATTGAGCTAAGTCTGTACGCATCTGATGTACTCTTGGCATTAAGTATTCTGAGTGATTTACAAAGTACATTTCTGTTTGTGAGTAACTCATGTTGATAGCTTGCTCTATACCTGTAGCAGTTTCTTGTGCATTTACTGCACCCATACGCTGAGGTGTAAGACCAATAACTTCAAATGCTTGTTGCTTAAAGTAATTAGATAACTGTATTCTAGACATTAACCTTTGAGTTTGTTCAAGGTTAAGTACTTGATAATGTTGGAAGTTTAATCCATTCTCAGTATTTGTAATAGATGTATCTAAAGGTAACATTTGAAAATCTTTCATTGCTACATATGCTTTAGCCAAATTGTTCTTACCCCAGTCTTCACCCATTGAGTGACGTGGTAATGCATTCTGATCAAGCATAATAACTGTACCTAACTCATCTACTAAGATATCTGCAATCTGATTATTAGTAAGATTATATCCAATTTGAAATGGTTTCATCTTGTCTACAAGCGCGCGCGAGCGTGAGTTTCTATCATGGAATACAGAACCTTCAACAGGTAACTTGCAACCATATAAACTGTTATCACCTTTAAACTGAAACTTCAATGGATGACAATTTAGATACAAAGGTTTGAATCCCATGTTATCATTGTTACCATAGAATGATGGTCTGTTAGGACCTATCTTTACACCACCCCATACTTGGTTAATCCATATCCAATCAACATGATCTCCAAATATAAGAGTGTCTCTTGATTTACCTTTTATAACAGAATTGTCATATATAGGTTTTTCTGTTACTTTAAAGTTTTCATCTACAATCATTTGATGCATTATTCCTTCATCATCCATTCTTGTAAGATGTCCTAACATTCTTTGAGATTTCCAATATGCTGTAGTAACACGTAACAAAGAGTAATTACTAAAGTCCATTAAATCTTCAGACTCATTAAGTATTCTATATATAATGTCATCACCAGTATTAAGTACTGCATCTCTATGTGCTAAGAACTGACGCATACCTAATGATGGACCCTCAACATTCCAGTCATGTGATCTTGTAGAGTCATAGAATGAACCATCATTTTGTACGCCTGGTAATGCATATCCTGCAGATTTAACAGGATATATAGCTTCTAACTGTTGCATTTGATCTTTAGTCATCATGTATCCATATCTATCTATGATATCAGATATGGTCATTAAGTCTACTCTTCCTACCCAGTTAGATTGTGATATGTATCTTGCTTCAGGTGATTTATGATAGAATGTAAGAACAGGGTTCCATATCTCAATATCATAATCATCTTCATTCAATTTAAAATGCCAAAACTCTCTATCAGTAATAAGCATATCTCTGAAAGCCATGTTCTCTAATTCTTTCATATAGAATCTTTCAGTATCTACTGAGTGCTGGTGAGCTGCCCATTGTTCTACCATAGATCTATAATCTTTTTTAAAGAACTGTTCTATTTCTGGTAAAGTCTTAATGCTTTCTGGAGACATCATCTGTTGAGCTTGTTGAGCTTGCTCTTGATTGTTTGGGTCTAATCCCATCTTAGCAATGTTCTCTTGCATTTTTTGCTCACCATATGCCATAAGAGTTTCTTCAATCATTCCTCTTTTAGCATCAAGCATCTCATTAAAAGAAGTATCATCTACAGCTCTGTATGTAATCTTATCATTTCTTTTAGCAAATTCACCAGTAAGTACATTGATTACATTAGGTATAATAGGAAAGAACTTTAATTCAAATGCAGATAAATCTTCTTTTGTAAGAGTATCTATTAGTTCTGCATACTCATTATCTTCTTCTACTATATAGTCTGTTTTATCTATGATACCATTTGCAAGTTTATAATTTTTTAACAAGCGTCTTGCATTACGTCTTAACTGTTTAAGACCTTGCATTTCTAACCAATCTAGATTCCATGCTGCCCATTGCTCATTTTTTTGTGAAGCAAGCAAAAACTGAATAGGCTGGGTAAGTGTACCCATTCTATTATATTCTGTAGTAGCACCTCCTTTAAGCTGAAGAGCATTATATAATTTTGGCATGTTGTATGTTATTTAAAATTTCTAAATGGATTGCGTGGTTTTGTCATACCACTATTTATGCTTTTATTTTTTCCTATATGACGAAAAGGACTCACTTGTAATTTAGCATAATTATTTGACTTTTGCAAATTATCATCCTCTCTTTCAGTGCGTTTTACATATCCTCTGTTGGATTGTTGTACTTGTGCAAATGCAACCATAGCACAAAATGCAACCAATCTATCCACGTTTAGTCCATCTCTGTATGCTTGCATTTCTTTCAACAACATTATATCAGGTATTCTTTCAATACCATATGTTGTTTTTACAATTGTACCATCAGGTTTTGTTTCATGATCTAACTCTTCTTCAATAAATTGTTGTGCATATGATACAAGATTAGTCTTGAATAATGTGCTAACATTTCTCCAGCCATATTCTTGAAACACATTTGTATTACTTTGCAATTCTTTCAAGAATAATATTTGACTTTTAGGCACTAGATACTTTTGTTTTCTTTTAGCAATCATATACTGAATAAACAAAGATATGTTATTTTCTACTATTGTCCAGGCATTATACCATTCAATAATAAGCTCTAGTCTTTCATGTGTTTTGTTAAGGTCATCAAACCTGCCACACCATGCTGCAACAATCTTGTCTCTTTCTATGTATGAATCTATTGTACCATCAGCCTTATGTTTGGTAATTTCTTGTGATGTCTTATATACAAATATAGAACACAATGAGTCTGAGGTAGTTGTCTTTCCTTCTGCAACAGGGTCAATAGATGCGTAGTACATTCCAAAGGTTGGATCTTTTGCAGGTCTTTCCCATACAACAAGTACACCTTCTTTGTTTTCTGTTTTTGCTGATATAGGAAATTCTGATATAGGAATCTTTTTAGATTCTTTTGCAGTGATAACATTATTTTCACCTCTAGATAATTCTAGAAACTCTTTATAATATTCACCATCTTCAATTCTTCTTATCTGTGATACAACTAATGAAGGATTAAACTTAGCAGCTTTTCTACTTGCAAATGCTTCTTCAATAGTTATAGGATGCTGAGATATACGTAGTTGATAATCATCAGGTTTAAGATCTTTCTTCCATTGCAATCTTTCTTCCTTAATCATGTCTAATGCCTTCTCTACTAGAGAGTTACCATACTCATCTATACATGGAATCATTGACCATTGCTGAGGTATGAATAAAGCACAC